TTATTTTGCTAGTTGTTGCATTTCTTTTTGAAGTGCTTCCGTTAGATCTCCTATATAATATTTTTCTGTGGTTTTAAAATCTTCATGACCCATGATTTTTTGTAAAGTGACCATATCCATTCCCATTTTTTGGAATTCTGTTGCTCCAGTCTTTCTACATTTATGAGGTGTTAGTTTTTGAAGTCCTAATTCTTCTATTACTTCATAGTGTTTATCTAAGTAATATCTATATCTCACTTTTTCCCCTTCCATAGATACTAAATATTCTGATCCTTTTGTTGCCATAAGTTGTTTTATTATGGGTTTTATTTTGTAGTAGATTGGGATATATCTGTCAGTACCTGCTTCTGTTTTTCCACCTGCTATGATGTAGTTTTCATTAAGATGTACATTAAATTTTGTTACATTTAAAAGTTCACTTGGTCTCATACAAGTATAAATCATTACTACCATTACTTTTGCCCAGTAATTATTCTTTGCAAATTCAAATAGTTTATTTATTTCAAATTCACTAAAAGTTGCATTGTTAGGTTTTGGTTTGTCGGGTAGAATTATAAATTGAGCATAGTTTTTGCTTATTAAGTCATCTTGCATTGCTATTTTATATAGTTGTGATGCTAATACTTTTACTTTGTGGACTGAAGAGTAGCTTTTACCTTCGTCTAAAAGATTATCAACTATATCTTGTATGTGTCTTGACTTGATTGTGTCTATGGGCTCATCTTCTAAGTCTTCAAAGTAATTCCAAGTTGTATAGTACATATCTTGTGTTTTTTGTGCTTTATGTCTTTTTGTGATCATAAAGCTTTCAAATATTTCTGATAGTGGCGGTTTACTGTCTTGAGGTTTACTTTGATTGTAATCAGATAGCATAGTAAGTCCCTCTGATTTTGTTTTTGCATATCCTATTGTCTTTTGGTTGCCAAACTTATCGGCAGGAGCCAATATCCTCCATGGTTTTCTTCTATTGCCAGAAAGTTTATATACACTTCCATAGCCATTGGGTAATCTCATAATCTTCCTCCTAGTTATAAACTAGGCTATGTGATATAATTATTTTAGGTTATAGCGGTAATCTCATAGCCTGAATCCCTTATTCTATGGCGGTAGAGTAGGGGATTTTTTTAATATACTTTTTTTATAATAAACCTTTCAAATCTCTCGTCTAAGTTATACGGAATATTAGTTATATCGCAATATCTTTTTAGCATTTCATCTCCATTGCCTTTTGGATCATTCTTATATATAAAAAACAATCTTTGTAAATCTAATATAAATTTAAAAACCAAGAAGTCTTCATTCAGCAAAGAAATTATAGAAAGTATCATTGCGTAAGGATCGCTCATACCTCTTTTTATTTCGAAATCCTCCTTTTCAATTAAGGATCCATAAAACAAGGGAGAAATTTTTTTAAGAATAAGTTGATTTGGTTTAGATCTAAACTTAATAAATTGTAAATTATGAGCTATTTTATTTCTGAATTTTCTAACTATAATTAAACTATTTATTGAAAATTCTTTTTTATAATTCTCATCTAAATCGATAAAATTGCTAAAAAGATAATCACTGATTGTTATAGCGTCTTTATTTTTCAGGTTTGCAAAAAGGTCAATTGTATCGTTAAAAGTAGCGTTTTTAAATAAAATCCAAGGTGGTATATGATTCTTTTTTAAGTAGTGTCTAGTAGGATTAAGAACATGTTTACTGTTTGGAATTTTAAAAAGTCTATTTAAAATATATTCTAACCTGCTTGATGGTTTATAATTAGTCCTATTTAAATAGAGATCCATAGACACTCCATAATTTTTTGCAATCTCATACGCTAGTAAATTTTTGAACCTATTTTCAACATAAATGCTATACTTTATTAATATGCTCTGTAGTGTCCTATCAAGCTCCAAAAAGTCATATAAATCTTCAATTTTTATGTTATCTATATACTTTTCATTGACCATAAAACATTCTTTGTAGCCATTTATTAAATCATAGTATGAGAGAGAGGAGAGTAATAATTTTGCTTGATTTCTATCTGTAATGATTAAATTATAAGTATTTGCTAGATGATCTATTTGTTCATCAAATGTTAAGAAAGGCTTATCGTAATTAATATCTTCCATATCTTTAAAATCCTTTATAATTATTAATTTTATGCAACAAAAAACCGGAGTGTTATTATTTTGAAATAACACTCCGGCTTTGTAGATGATTGGACATTTTTCCAACCCGGTATATTAGTATTATATCAAAATGTAATAACATGTCAATACATATAAAATAAAGTTAAGTGATTATTGAACACTAACAATATCCCCAACCTTTATAGGAGGTATAGTTTTTGGCCATCTTCCGCTTATATCGTCTTCAGAAATATTCAAAGGATTCGTTCTAACTATTGTTTTAGTTCTCATTCCAAAGGGCTTGATAATGTCTCTATCTTCATAAGTTAAATCTCTACAAATTGAAAAATTAGGATAGACTGTGTAAATTTCCAGATTTCCTTTTATAATATCTAAAGTGCCAAGGATTTCATTTGTTTCAGGATCAGTTATCTCCTCACCTTTTATAGTTATGGTTACTTTTCTACCAACAGATGCCCCTTGATTGGAACCATAGTTGATTAGCAATTCGTTTTTATTTAATATTTCTATTACTCTGTATTCTTTTGACATGGTTTTCTCCTTTTTTTTAATCTAAGATTAAAGCGTGTTTTGAGTATTTAATGACATCTTTTATTGACATTATTCTTTTTTCTTCAACTTTTTGGTTAAAATCTTCCATCTCATCTAAAAATCTTTTTCTTTGCTCGTAGGCACTGTAGCTAACTCCATATAAGTCCAAGACATAATTTGGTGGGAACTTTGCTGTCTTATACATCATATCTCTAGGCATTAAGAGTTCTCCTGCAAAGGCATCTGCAGATTTTTCCTTTACATAATCATTTAAATATTTATATTTGGTGTGATGTTGCAGAAATATATGGCCAAGTTCATGGGCAAGGGTAAATCTTTGACGCGACAGTTCAAAATTTACGTTATCAAGGGCAATGACATATTTTTTAGTGACATCATTATAAATACTATATCCATCTAATCCTAAGAGGTCTTCTTTTGCCACCTTAATATCTGGTCTGTATTTTATGATATCTTCAACATTTATTGGCAGTAGCATTTCTTCGTATGTAATTTTTTTGTGTACGAAATGTGCCATGCTAACGGCACAGCGTAAATTGTAGTTTAGTAAGTCCATATTATCAAATCTTTGTTCTTTTGTGGTTAAAAAATATATAAGGGAAGTTTTCCCCTATATATTTTAAGCTATTAACAGTTTTTTATAATTATCATCATTTATATTACTCCATGGTATAGATTTAGCACCATAATTATTTAAAGCACCCTCTATTTCTGAAGTTGTATCTTTAGATGAATCGTTATAAATTATATAAAGTTGGGAGTTATCCTTTCTTTTATCAACAGTATCCATCCAACCAAATAAAAATGTTCGAGCACGACCTAGTTCAATTGTATTACAAGTTTGTATAAGTCTATCAGGTGCATTTTTTGATTTAGGTATTATAAAGTCGTATTTTGTTCCTAAATTACTTTTTCCCATCAAAACAACGTCTTCAGTATATCTTATTTCATTTTTATCAAAAAACAGTTTAACATCGTCATTGAAAATATTAACAATTGATGGTTTATTTAATACATACAAATCAGACACTTTCTGGATTGCTTGAGATAGAAAGAACAGTTTTAAAGGGAGCTCTTTTTTATTGGAAACTGTAAAGAGTGCATTAGAATTAATGGAAACGCCATGATCGGTCACTATCTTATTAAGCTTTTCTATACGTTTTGAACCATTGTCAAAACTTACGCCTTTCATAGCTAAATTAATTAATGTTATACCGTCATCTGTCAGATAATAATTATCTGAACCTTTATATTCGATATAAATTTCAATCAAATCATTGTCAGAATCTAAAAAAGGCGTAGTAATTCTAGTAACCCTATCATTAATTTTTACTTCTGAGACAAAGTTATTTAAAAATTTTAAATATTGATTTTTTAAACCTGACATTGTCATAAAACCACCTACATAACTTTTTGATATTCAGGAATCTTAATTTTATTGTATTTACAAAATTCTTCAAAGACTTCACAAATATCACTTGTATTTTTTATTATTATATCATAGAATTCGCTTAAGCTTATTCCATATTTTTGTATTTTTCCATTATGGAATTTATTTATATGAACATGGTTTCTATCTGTAACAGTTCCATCTAAATTTATATGAGGTTTGCCATCAATTTCTAATCTAAATACCATTTCATCAGATTTTTTATATCTCAAATTAAATATAATTCTTTTTTCATAATTTCCACCTAGATGCGTATTTAATATGAATTGACATTTACTATCATCAGAATCGATAATAAATTCATTAAATACTTTATCTAAAGAAATACGATTTTTAATAAAAAATTTATTTAATAACAATATATGAGAAAATAATTCTTCGTTTAGTTCATCATAATTCATATAGTACCTACTTTATTTCTCGTCATCTTCAAAAAAACTTAATTTTATCATTCTTAACATCTTTTTTTGCTATAATATAGTTAAGTAGGATGTTGGGTTTTCGTGGATAGATTATTGTTTCTTTACTCACTATCTATGCGTTGCACCTTCCAGATACTTTTACAAGATTTTCTGGCTTGGCTCAGGATTGTCCTATGAGGAGTTCCCCTGAATTTACCCAATGCACTTTATAGATTACTCCATAAAGGGACAAATTTTCATCTATAGCAGCACCTCCAAATGGATTAGTCCATTTTTCTATGGCATTTTTAATTTCGCTATGTGTTTCAAGTGTTTTAGATTTTTGATTTAAATTAGTCATTGCGTTCTTAATAGTTTCGCTTTCTCTCATAGCTGCTCCGAGTGTGTTTATATTCAACGTGTTATCGCAAAAGTTTTTTATCTTTTACTTCTCATAATTTCTTATGAGTTCAGCATATATCTTCATCCTACTAATCTTTATTATTTACTTATCTTCATCTTCAAAAAAAGTTGCTCTTATCATGCGAAGCATCATTTCTTTTTGTTCAGGTGTGAGGTTTTTGTTTGCTCTATATAGTACAGATACTCCTTCAGGGAAATCTTCTTCTAGTTCTGTTGCTTTAGATTTTTCTTTAGTTATATGGTGTTCATCTGGGCGACCAAGCAGGTAATCAGTACTAACATTCAAAGCGTTGGCAATAGAAGCTAACATAGTAGCACTTGGTTCTCTTTTGTCATTTACATATCTACCTATTGTTACTTCAGTAGTACCAGCTATTTTTGCCAATTCTTTTTGAGTTAAATTTTTTTCATTTAATAACTTTAAAATTCTTTTACCTAAAGTATCCATAATCACACCACCTAATACAACTTTTGGTAATTAGATTATAACTAAAATATACCGTTCGGTAAACACATATAACCAAAAATATAATTTATTTTCAAAAAATACTTGACAATATAACAAACGGTTAGTAAAATTGTATATAACAAATGGTTATTAAGAGAGGTGATTAAATGAATCTTAAATTATTAAGAATTGCAAGACTTGAAAAAGAATTATCACAAAAACAATTAGCAAATCTTATTGGAGTGCATGAATTAACTTACTCGCGCAAAGAAAGAGGAGAAAGGGAGTTTACAAGAACTGAAATAGATAATTTAGCAAAAGTTTTAGATTTATCAAATGATGAAGTAAATGAAATTTTTTTTGACAGTAGAATAACCAATTGTTAAATTAGGAGGTGGAAGATGGATGAGAGAGATTAATTCTATTTTGGCAGAATTGATATCTAAATTAATAAAACTCCCAGATAAGGGAATATCTGAGAGTGATCTGATTGCTTTTTTATACTTGGTTAATATTTTAAACTTAATCAACAGAAAAAAGTATCTTTGCAATAAGTGTTCCGATAGGAATTAAAAGATTTTCATGTTTTTTTATTAAATCTGAGAATTTTGCAAGAGATTTTTTCTCTAATGGTTTTTCTTCGGATTTTAATTCAAGGAGAGTTTTTAACAGTTGATTTTTTTCCTCACTAAATGGGAGTTCTTCATCTATTGTTTTAAAAAGATCGTCAATAGTTTGACTTTGATAATTAAACACAGCATTCGTGCCAATCGCTGAATTGCCAGAGATTGAATTGATGTTATAAACATTGTTGTTGGATTGACTTTCCTTATATCCAACGATATATCCAGTCAATTCATCAGAAATAGTTATCGGCTTCAACTCATGAATAGTGTATTCTGTGTTAGTTGTTTTATGAACTAGTATATCTTTTTCTTTTAGAATTATGTTATCAAGAGTTTGTATAGAATTCGGGTATTCATTTGAGCAAAAAAAGGCTTTAATTGTGTCTATATATGAACCGTTTCTAAATAAATCAAAATCATCTGATAGCTCTTTAAAATAATCCAAAGAATCATGGAAAATATTTTTGATTTCACGCATTATATTCACCTCCTTACTGTAATTATAACAGATGGTGGTGTTGATTCTTGAAGATGAATTTAGTTGTAAACAGATAGAGTGAGAGGAGGTATTGATGAAGGATAAAATTATTTTAAATTTGAACTTTAATGAAAGCATTCCCTTTGATAAGAAAAAAGAAAGAATTGAAGAGTGTATTGTTTTTATTGAAAAAATACAACAAGAGCACCACCTTAGTAATGCCCTTGTTGAATTAAATATTAATATTTAGAATTTGAAAATTCTACATGGTGTATGTCTTTGCCACAAACACAAAGGGATTTGTTTTTACCTATAAAGTTATAGAAATAATTAGCATAGAAAGAAAAATTAGGATAAGCATCTTCTACGCTGCTTCTATCGCCTTTATGGGATATTGACTCTAAGTCATTAATAAAGACAGAGTCGCCATTTAAAAGTTTGATATGTGCGTTTATAATAATCACCTCCTTGAAGTGATTATATCAAATAGAAAAATTGAATTGAAAGGGGAGGTATTGATGGAAGGGGAAAGGAATTTTAAGATTTATATTTTAAAATTTAGGATTAATAAAATCGACAGGTACTTGGCAGACTTGGAAGGAACATTATCACTTTCAAAAAGAGATTCAGTGTTCTTTGTTTCAAAAGAAATAGCCTACCAATATGCTGGTAAGCTTGAAGCTTTTTATGAGAGTACAGGAATAATTGCAACAGTGACTGATGAAGAGATAGACCTCAATGAATGGAAGACTTTGAACAATCATCAAGTAAAGTCAAAGCTTTAGATATTAGAATTAGAGCTTCTATTGCATCTTTTTCGGAAGATGTATCATAGGCCTTTAATTCATGAGCTTTAGGATTTCTATACATGTAGATAATAAGATTTAACATAGCTTTTAAGCTAAAGTAAAGATTTTTTTCTTGGTTAGTGGATAAAGAGTTTAGAACAATTACTGGGTTTTTGGAGTCAAAACATTTATTAATTAAATTTATCCCATCAAACTCGTAATCTGAAATTTCTTGAATTTTTTTAATAACAAGTTTTGAACTTTCAAAAATTAAACTGTAATAATCCTTTGAGAGAAGTTCTTGGTTACAAATAGACAAAATTCTTGGGTGAATTTTAAATGGATCTAATTTATTTTTTAATGATGAATATCTTTTATAAGCTTCACAATAGTTTTTTGGTTTAGATATTTGAATAACTTTACCTGAATCATTTAATTTTAATCCATTAAATTGAATGACTTTGTTAATTGTATTTTTTGCATCTGACCAAGCATTCTTATCATTTATGAAGTTTTGAGGACAGATTATCCATTCAATACATTGGATTATTTTGGCACTAGATTTGGAACTGTTTTGAGAATTACAGAAAGCAGTATGCAATCTTCTCCATTTAGTATCGTTAGGTTGTTGTGGAGTTTCATTCAAATTTAAGTTATCAAACATGTTGGTTATTTTAGAGCCAGTTGTAAATTCAGATAATGCTTTACACAAGTTTTCTAGCTGTTGTGAGGTATTAAAATAAATCAACTTAATCATCTCCTTATGATGATTATAGCAAATATGTAAATTGAATTAAAAGGAGTGTAGTTATGTTAAGTGACCTTACTTTAACTATAAAAGATGCTGCGAAAATCCTTGGGAAGCCTGAGCAAACTATAAGGCTTGGGTTGCAACAAGGGGTATTGCCTTTTGGAGCTGCAATTCTCAATGAAAAGCAGTACTCTTACATTATTTTTAGGAAAAAGTTGGAAGATTATGTAGGAAATGTTGAAAGTTATTTAGGAGGTTAAAATGAAAGCTTTAAGTATTAGTTGTTATAAGATACCAGTTCTTGCAAGAAGAATTTTAGGGATTGGCTTACTTGTTATTTTAGGTTATTGGTTGGCTAATTTCTTTATAAAGCTATTGTTTTTCTCTATATATGCAGGAGTGACAGTTATTGACAAGGTTTTTAGCTATTTAATTAATTTATTTTAGGAGTGAAAGAATGAAATTAACAGATTTACACGAATTATTAGGTAAGGAAATAGAAAAATTAGCAGATGATACTGAAAAGAATGCTTTTGATATTGATAAGGCAAATGCTATTTCTAATATGGCAAAGCAAATAATAAATAATGCTCAAGTAATAATTAGGGCTGAAAAACAAAATGTTAAAACCGAAATTATATAGCCTAGTTTTTGTTAGTCCAGAAGATAGAAAAGAGTTTATTCTTAAAAACTTTACTAAACTTTCAGGGCGAGAAATGGCAAGAAGATTAGATATAAGCAGTTCAATAGTGTCAGTAATACTAAGAGAAAATGGGATCTATGCTGACGATTATATAAACGGAGTTAAAAAGTCAGATATTAAAAAAATAATGGATGAGTATTCTGGCAAAGTGACTAAGGTTGAACTTATGAAAATTATAAAAGATAGATTAGATATAGATTTATCTTATGCAAGTATTAAGCTTTGGGGAAGAAGATTTGGCTTTAAAACTATTAATCAAAAAGGTAAAGATGCTGAAACTAGATTCTTTATTGATGGAAATAAAGATAATTTGGCAGTAGACAATATATTAATGTTACCAAGAAATATTGGTTGTCATTTGCTTGGCAGAAACTTAACTGGCAACAGCTTGATTACTATGGCGAAGGCTTTAAAATTGCAAAGATTAGCATACGATTTATTGGAATCTTGGCTTGCAGTAAATATTGAAACTGGGGCTAAGGTAGAAACAAAGACCTTAAAAGAACTAGCTGAAATTTGTGGGTTTACTTACTCGAATGTTCATGCAAATAAAAAAGACTTTAATGGGTCTGTAGTCACAAAAGGTTGGATAGTTAGTAAACAATTTGGAAATTTAAAAGAAAAGGCAAATGAAAAAAGTCCTGCAGCGACTAAACAACAGGACTAAATAAATTATAAATATATTTTATTTGCCTTTATTATACCACAAATAAGGGGGAAATTATGAAATTTAAAATTGAATTTGAACTTGATTTTAAGGATCAAGAGACTTTGAAGATGTTACTAGAAAATCACACTGTTGAGGAGCTTACACAAAACGGTTATTGCTACACAGTTGATAAAATTTTAAATAATTTTAATATCAATGGAACTCAGGAAGTAAGTAACATCAAAGTTAGCAGAATTACTGAAGATTTTGGAAGAAGAGAGTTAAGAAAGGTTTGCTATTAATGCTTGATATTTTAAAACTAAAAGGAAAAGTAGCTGAAAACAATTTAAATATAACTTTACTAGCTAAAGAAATTGGAATGAATAGAGATACTTTATATAGAAGAATAGCTAATAGTGGAGAAAATCTAACTTTGAAAGATATAAAAAACATTTCTAGAGTTCTTAAGCTAAATAAAAAGGATATTACAGAAATTTTTATGAATATGTAAAAGAGCAAGATCATTATCTTGCTCAGTTGGTTAGTTATTTAGTTTTTCTTGAGGCTTTTTGAGATAGAGCACTTCCTGCAGCTGTTTTTGATGCTTTAGAAGTTCTACCGTCACGAAGCACTCTTGAAGCAGCACTAGCAGCTCTTTTGGAAGTTTGTTTTGAGTTTTTCAATAAATATCACCTCCCTATATTAGATTTCTTTAATTGTACTATATATTGTATGGTATTTCAAGAAAGAAAAACTAAACACCAACATATTGTGTTTTTAATAAAATTAAAAATATAAAAGGAGATCTTATGGAAAATTTAAAATTAATCGATGAAATTGAAGATGTAGAAGTTGAAGAGAAAAGAGAAGCCTTTGAAATTACTTCTCTTTCAGGTGCTGACTGGTGCTTTGAAAGACTTAAGGGCATAAAGGCTAACCTTGAAGAAAGAAAGGCCTATGCTGAAGAAGAGATTAGGAAGTACAAGGAATATATTGAAGCTGAGGAGAAGAAGGCTGCAGATGATATTGCATACTTTGAAGGACTTTTAAGAATCTATACAGATAAAAGACTAGAAGAAGATAAGGACTTTAAGTTAAAGACTGCAAAAGGCTCTGCATCTTATGGCAAGGTTCAAAAGAAATGGAACTATGACGAGGAAGTCCTATTAAAAGATTTGGAAGATAAGCACTTAGACGACTATATCAAGGTTAAGAAGTCCATTGATAAGACTAAGCTAAAGAAAGATTTGAATTTAGTTGCAGATAATATTGTAGTTGATGGAAACGGAGAAGTCATTGAAGGTATTACAATTACCGAGTTTAGAAATTTTAATGTTAAATACTGAGGGGGAAATTTATGTCAAAGGAATTAATGGTTAAATACGAAACTAATGGTCAAGAGATAACACTGACTCAAAGTGATGTTAAGAAGTTTTTGGTTACTGGAGATGCTGACAAGGTTACAGATAAGGAATTAAAACTATTTTTGGAACTTTGTAAGGCTCAAAAGTTGAATCCCTTTTTAAAGGAAGCCTACCTTATTAAATTTGGCAATGATGCAAACATCATAACTGGTAAGGATGTCTTTCTAAAGAGGGCAAGTACCAATGAAAGTTTTAGGGGCTTCAAAGCTGGAATTATAGTTCAAAGCGAAAGAGGTATCGAAAAGAGAGAGGGAACTTTCTACCTAAAGGGTCAAGAAAACTTAGTAGGTGGTTGGGCATCAATTTATATAAAGGATTGGGATGTCCCATTTGACCACACAGTAGCACTTTCTGAGTTTAATAAGGGAACTGCAACTTGGAAGAACATGCCTGCCATTATGATAAGAAAGGTTGCTCTAGTTCAAGCTTTAAGAGAGGCATTTCCTGATGATCTATCTCAACTTTATGCTGCGGAGGAAATGGGAAGTGATCCATCAATTGAAGATACCATTGTTTTAGAAAATAAAGATGAATTTATTGGAAATTGCGACAGAAAGAAAATATTTGACCTAGCTGAAGGTAAGGCTGAGGTTGTTAAGGCAGTTTTAAGTAAGTACGGATATGAAAGTACTAGGAATATAAAGAAAGATGATTTTGCTGGAATCTGCGAAGATATTACAAAGCTTTTAAGTCTATCTAAGACAGAAGAAGTTGAAAATATTGAAGATGCAGAAGTTGTTGAAGAAGTTGAAGAAGAGGAAGATTTTTTAAAGGGTACTCCTTTTGAAGGTTAATCCTAATAAAAACAAACAAAATTTGGGTGCTAGCTACTGACTTATGTCGGGGCTAGCAACTTGAAAGGAGTTTTTAACATGGCAAGACCTTTAAGTAGAGGGATAGAGTATTATCCTTTAGATGTTGATTTCATGAATGATATAAAAATTAGAAAAATTATGAAGTCTTGTGGGCCAAATAGTATTGCGATAATTATACTGCTGCTCGGAAATATCTATAAAGATGAAGGGTATTTCATGAAGTGGGATGAAGATGTATGCTTTTTAGTTGCTGACGCAGTTGGGGCTAAAGAGGTGTATGTTAAAGAAGTTTTAAAAAAGTGCTTGCAAGTAGATCTATTTTCTAATGAATTATTTAAGAAATATAAAATTATAACTTCTAAAGGTATTCAAAAAAGATTCTTTGAAATAACAAAAAGAAGAAAGAGAGAAAACTTAATAGATGATTATTTATTAGTTAATGTTACAAAAACTGGGGTTATTGTTGCAGAAACTCCCATTACTGTTGCAGAAACTGGGGTTATTGTTAGCAAAAGTACACAAAGTAAAGTAAAGGAAAGTAAAGTAAAGGATAGTGTGTCTAATAACAGTATCTCTTTATTAAATAGCATGCTCAAAATTAAGGTGGATTCTAACTTCCTCACAAAGATAAATTCAAATATTAACGTGAATAAGCTAATTGAGGAGCTTTCTAAAAGCAAATGGGTCTGCGATAATTTTGATCTTAACACTGCTTCAAACTCCTTTCTGGTTAAGCTTTGTGATGGTAAATTTAGAGATTTTAAACCTGTGAATAAAAATAAGTTTAAGAACTTCAAGCAGATTACTGATTCCTATTCTGCAGAAGACCTGGAAGAAATGGCAATGCAAAAACAAAAAGCAGGATTTGAGAAGTTAGGAGTTGATATCTAGTGAACTTAACGCTTTATGGAAGACCAATAACTAAGAAAAACTCTTCAAGAATTGTTAAATGTGGAGGATATCATAAACTCCTGCCTTCAAAGGCTTATGTTGCTTATGAAAAGGACTGTTTAAGGCAAATCACAAGACCCTACAAGCAAAAACTTAGTGGAAAGTATAACCTTCAGTGTCTTTATTTTATGCCAACAAGACACAAAGTTGATTTAGTAAATCTCTTGGAAGCCACTTGTGACATTTTAGTTGCTGCTGAAGTCATCGAAGATGACAATGCAAATATTATTGTGTCACATGATGGTTCAAGGGTTCTTTATGACAAGGAAAATCCAAGGGTTGAGGTTTATTTGGAAGAAGTTAGAAAGTGAAAAATGTTAAGAAATGTTAATGTTTTAACGCTATAAAATAATCGGTAATAATCGGTGTTTTATAAAATTCGCACGATTAACTCACGATTAAACTAGCATTTTACAAGCTTGTAGAGGGTTAGTTATTAATAAACTCACGATTAACAGGTAAGTGTTGAGTAGATTGGAGAGAGCATGGAAAATTTTATAGTTGTATATGACAAAGAAATAGAGGACAAGGGCAGGGATAGTTACATCAAGGCTATTAAAAGGCAAATTCCTGAGGCAATAGTTGCTGATGTCAGTAAAGATGGTATTCTTCGAGATCCTTATAAAGTTTTATTCCTGAAGCCACTTGATGAAAATACTGCTAGAAATGCAGTGGGATTTTTAGAAAGGCATCCACGTTATGACATTGAGGGAGTGGCAACTGGAAGATTAACAATAACTGCTGAAGCTATTATTAGGATTATTGGTCCAGTAGATAAAAAGACAGTGGTTATCATAAATCAATCTGATGTCTTAGGAATTCCACTAGCAAAAGAACTTATTGAACGTGGGGCAAATGTTATAAGCCTTAACTCTAGCTATCCTTGTATAGACAACTTGCTGACAATGACTGATGTTGATATTTTGATATCTGCAAGTGGTCAAGATGAGTTTGAGATGGACAGGGAACTTACAAGAATGATTGATATTAAAGTGGACTTATCGGATGACCTTGAAGATCCTATAAAAATAACTACAGTGCCAACTGTTGAGGTTCTAAAAGAAAGGCTAGAAGAATGAAAAAGAAAAAAGAGAAAAAGAAAGTAGCAACATACAACCTGACATGGGAACAGATAGAGGCAATTAAGAAAAAGGCTTTTGAAGATGGGGAGAAAAGTGCAATAGATAGGGCCTCAAAGTGGAGTATGTATGCACCAATGATGGTCTTGAGAGACTTCTTCGGCTTTGGCGGTCAAAGACTTAAGAGGTTTTATGAGAACTTAATTGATATGTACGACAGCATTGATAAAGACTATTTAGATCTTAAAGATATTGCTAATACACTTAGAGAAGAAGCAAGCATTGATTTAGAAATTTAGAGGTGGAAGAGTGAATACAATAACAATTAATGATTATGAATTAAATTTAATTCATGGGCTTTTAGCAGATGAAGAAATAAGGTTAAAAAAAGCCTATAAGATTCTTTCAAAGAATGGCGATAATTTTGAAAACACAAAAAATTATATAGAAGAAGTAAATAAATTAAGAAAGAAATTTACGGAAATAGACGATACGGAAGATTATTTTGAGGTTGCTGATAGAATCGAAGATTACAGTTTAGATAATAAATAGATTGAGGTGGAATAATGAATAATGCAAGCATAGACAAAATAGGCAACGAGCTAGCTCAAGCCTACCAAGACGGATATGAAAATGGAAGAAACGAACTAAAAAACCTAGTGGAAGATTGGGCTAAAGATAAAGACCTACTCCACAGGAAGAACGCAGAAAAACAATTCATGAAATTTATAGAAGAAGTATTTGAATTTAAGTCAGAATTTGACCTTGTAGAAAGGACAGACCATGACAAACTAAGAGAAATCTATATCCAAAGAATGATATTAGAAATGGGAGACATAATAGTTGCCCTCATAATCCTATGCAAACAAATAGATATAGATCCTATAATTTGCTTGGAAAAAGCTTATAAGAAAATAGAGGCTAGGACTGGTAAAACAATAAACGGCACTTTCGTTAAGTCGGAGGACTTATGATGAATGCAAAAGTGTCTTTTAATTCCATATAAGACTTTTAGAGACAGAATAAGAATAGTCAATTACTATGAGAGACGAGGTTTCTATATAGAGGTTTGGGAGAATTATATTTATTGTTATAGGAGGAAGTAATGACAAGGGAGCAGTTAGCACAATACAAGTCTTTATGCTTGGAAATTAAAGAACTTGAGGATAGACTTAATAATTTAAAAACACAAGAAGTAACTGACAAGGTTATTGCATCTGCTTCTGATTTTCCCTATAACCAATACGAACTTAAGATTCAAGGTTATGAGGATGACAAATACATAGAGAAGATAAGAGTGAGATTTATCAGAAGAATTAGAAGATGTAAGAAGCTTAGGCTTGAGATAGAGGAATTTATAGAGGGGATAGAGGACTCTAGGACAAGATTAGTTTTTCAACTTAGATACATTGAAGGTAAGAGTTGGGTATATATTTCTAGACAATTAGGAAGTACAAACGAGTCTTATGCAAGAATGATTCATAATAGATATTTAGAAAGGAAGTGTTGAAAATATTTGACAAAATGTGTATAATTGAATTACTAGTAATTCAATTATACACATTTTGGGGATTAAATGAATTAGTTTGAGGGTGGTTGAGTATGTATAATATGTTCCAAGTGGCTGAATACTATCTTATAAAGGATAGTATGACTCCAAAAAAATTACAAAAAATAGTTTATTATGCATATGCGTGGTTTATTACATTAATGAATGAAGATGCACATTCTATTGATAATAAGCTATTTTTAGAAAAACCTGAAGCTTGGGTTCATGGTCCGGTTTTTAGAAGTTTGTATGATAAGTATAAGAATTATGGATTTAATGAAATACCAAAAGCAGAGTCTAAAAATTTTAATTTTAATAAAGACACATTAGATATTTTAGAACAAGTTTGGGATGTTTATGGAAAGTTTACGGCTAATGAATTAGAAAGCTTAACTCACCAAGAAAGTCCGTGGATTTTAGCAAGAAACGGATGCTCTAAGTATGAAATTTGCAATAGTACAATTTCAGATACAGAAATTTTTAGATGCTATAATAATAGGTGAGATAATGGCTAAAAAAAAGAAAAAAGGAATTAGACTAGATAAACAAACTAGTATAAATAATGTTGTTGTAAATACATTACCTCCACTAAAATTTAAAAGTGGAGGTTTTTTTATAGACCTTACATTTGAAGGGCTTTATTATTCTGTAAATGTAGGTAAATTTTATAATTTTCTAAAGGATCAAGAAGAATTTATAAAAAATTTCTTTCAAATAAGAGAATTGATAAATAAATTAAAAAATAAAGAATTTGTAGCTGATTTGATAATAAATAATGGGATGACACACTGCCATGTAATATCAGGTGACAAAAGAGATTTGGTATTAGAAGCTATAAGGAATTCACTGATTAGTTATGATAATAATAAGAATTATGAAAAATTCATGGATGAAATATTTGGCGAAGAAAAAATTTATCAAATAGGATTTGATAAATCAATTAGATTAATTGGGACTTATGAAGAATCATATAATATATTTAGAATTTATTTAATAGATTATCATCATTTAGTATATCCAGATTATAAAAGAAATGATAAAAATAAAAGGAATTATAATTATTGTCCAATGAAATCATGTGTTTAATTTTGTGCGTTTTGTGCGATTTTTGTGTGTTAGTATATATTATGAAAGAATGTAATAGTTAGTGGGTTCATGATATGTTATGGATTTCAATCAATTTTAACACTCCCCCAAGAGACCTCTTAGTAGGTCTCTTTTGTTATGCACAAATTTATTTTGGAGGTGATGGTGTATGAAATTAAATGCGAGAGATAAAAAGTTTGCTGATGAGTACATCAGAACTGGAAAAATAATTGAGTCAGCAATTAAAGCTGGCTTTGCTGAAAGTACATCAAGGGATAGGGCGGCTGAGTGGTTAAATCCTAATTCAAAGTCCGCTAAGCTTTCTGTTTTAGAATATATAAGTGAGATCAATAAAAAAATTGAAAAAGAAAAGATTGCTGATGCTAAAGAAATTCAAGAATTTTGGACTAAAACTTTTAGAGACGAAGAAGTTGAAATGAAGGACAGAATTAAAACTAGTGAGTTATTAGCTAAGGTTCAAGGTGCTTTTGTTGAAAATATTAATCTCACAGGGAATATAAAAACTAATAATCCCTTTGATGATTTAAGCGTAGAGGAACTTAGAAAGTTGATTAAGAGTGACTAGGAGGTTTGTTATGGCTATTGACTATGAGATAAAGAAACAAGCTAAACTTGCTCTTGCAAGAAAAGACTTTTACTATTACTGCCAACTTAAAACTCCAAAGTTTTATAAGGAAGGCAGAGCTTATTTAAAAGAGTTTTGTAACAGCTTACAAGCTTTTATAAGTTCAGATAAAAAAGTTCTCATAGTTAATATGCCTCCGTAGCTTAGACATGGGAAGACTTTTACAATAGGTCACTTTATACAGTGGCTTTTAGGAAATGATAACTCTTTAAAAATAATGACTGGATCATACAATGAAACTCTTTCTACTTCTTTTTCTAAAATGGTAAGAGATTCTATCACAGAGAAAAAGGCAGATAAGAATAAAGTTATTTTTTCTGATATTTTTCCACAAACAAACATAAAACAAGGCGATGGTGCAGCCAATCTATGGAGTTTGGAAAAGGGGAACAATAATTATTTAGCAACTTCTCCAACAGGAACTGCAACAGGTTTTGGTGCAAATATAATTGTAATTGATGACTTAATAAAGAATGCAAGTGAGGCTAATAATTCTCTAAATAGGGATAAACAATGGTCTTGGTTTACAGACACAATGCTATCTCGTTTAGAAGGCAATGAATGGAAAATTATAGTTGTTATGACTAGATGGCATTCGAAGGACTTGGCCGGCAGGCTTATTTCTCACTGCAATGAAAATAAGATTAGTTATAAACAGATATTATACAAGGCAATAAAAGAAGATGGATCTATGCTTTGTGATGATATTTTAAATTATGATTCTTACACAATTAAAACAAAAACAATGAGTCCAGAAATTGCTCTTGCTAATTATCAGCAAGAGCCTATTGATTTAAAGGGGACTTTATATAAAAGTTTTAAAACTTATGATGAAATTCCTAAGAATATGTTTGGTAATTATAAGTTTACCGAAATTAAGTCCTATTGTGACACTGCAGATACTGGTGATGATTACCTTTGTAATATTATTTATGGTGTGTTAAATAGAGAAGCCTATATTTTAGATGTTTATTATACAAAGGATCACATGGAAATAACTGAAAAAGAAGTTGCAAAAAGGCTAACTGAATTCAAAGTAAACAATGCACTTGTTGAAGGGAATAATGGTGGAAGAGGATTTGCAAGACAAGTTGAAAGAAACATGAGAGAACTTGGCAATCACAAGACTATTATAAGAACATTTCATCAAAGCAATAATAAGAATGCGAGAATACTTAGCAATGCTACTTGGGTTATGGAACATATTTATTACCCAAGCAACTGGCACAACAAGTGGAATGAGTATTTTGTCAGTATGAAAGAGTATCAAAGAGAAGGTAAGAATCCACATGATGATGCACAAGATGCAACTACTGGAGTTGCAGAAAATATAATAGAGGCAGGGGGTTTATATTTTGGATAATATATCTCCAAAAATAATTAGAAAGATTCTAGATGATTATAGGAATAGTGAAGATTACAAGGATATCTTAACAAGTTATAGGTATTACAATAATAATCAGGACATATTAGACAAAAAGAGATTAGCTATAGGTGCAATAAAAGGGACTAGAGAAGAGGTCAATAATTTACCTAATAATAAAATAGTGAATAACTTATATTCTGTTTTAGTAGATCAAAAAAAGAATTATCTACTTACAAGACCTATAGGTGTTAATGCAGAAAATAAAATTTATCAAAAAGAATTAAATGAATTATTTGACTTAAAATTTCATAAGCTCATAAAGTCAGTTGGCAAGGATTCCTTACTTGCTAATATGGGATATATTTATCCCTATATAGATTTTGAGGGCAATTTTAAATTAATGAAGTTTGACCCTCTTGAAATAATACCTATCTGGGAAGATAAACTTCACACTTGGCTGAGTGGTTTTATTAGATTTTATACTTCTGTTGATTATGATGATAATGAAACACAAATTGTTGAATACTATCACTTATATGGAATTGATAAATACGTTGAAAAAAATGGAGAATTGATTTTAACAAGTAGAGAAGCTTATTTTACTATAGGAGATGAAATAGGAAATTGGGGTAGAATTCCTCTTATTTATTTTAGAATGGACGAGCAGGAACAGCCTCTTCTAAATAGGGTTAAGACTTTACAAGATGCAATAAATCAAATTCTTTCAAAGTTTATGGATTCTATGGACGAAGATTCAAGAAATACAATTTTAGTTCTAAAAAATATTGGTGGACACGACGAAGAATCTTTAAAAGAAATAAGAAAAGGCATAAACAGAAGTGGAATACTTGCTTTTTCCTCTAATTCACAAACTGGCAATGCTGATGTTTCCACATTAAAAGTTGACATGGATATTAGCAATTATCAGACCCTATTAGAGATATTAAGAAGGGCAATTATTGATGTGGGAAGAGGTGTCGATACTAATTCAGACTTATTTCAAAAGGCCGTAAATCAAATGACAATTCAGTCTCTTTATACAAACATAGATTTAGATGCCAATGAGATGGAAACTGAATTTAAAGTAAGTTTAGATATTCTACTTTATTTTTATAATTTCTATAAGGGTTACAAGTATCAAAAAGTTGACTTCACTTTTGATAGAAATATTTTAATTAACGAATCTGCGACAATTGAAAATGCTCAGAAATCATCAGGCATAATATCTGAAAAAACTATAATGAAGCATCATCCTTGGGTTAATGATGTTGAAGAAGAAATAAAGCAAAGAAACCAAGAGATGAAAGAGGAGTCCGACTATGACGGATTACTGGAAGAATAGATTTATAAAATCAACAAAGGATGTATTTGATAGTGATGAAGAATATGTAAAAGAAATCTTTAAAATTTATGAAAGTACTATTGAAGACCTTGATAGTGAAATATTTAAACTGTTAAACTCTATGGAAGATGTGAGTATGGCAGAAGCTAAGAAGCTTTTAAATAAATATGAGATTAGATCCTTTAAATCAGGTCTTGATGAATTTAGAAAGGCATCAAAGTGTTTTATAAGTCCCGATCTTGAAAAAGAACTTGATATAGTTTCAAGAAGAGTTAGGATATCAAGACTGCAAGCAATGCAAGTGTCTATGAAATCAAAGGTAGCGACTCTATTAAATAAGGAACAAAAGAAATTATTTGCTCACCTTTCAAATAAATTCACATCTTCTTATTATAAAGACTTATACGAACTGCAGAGAATTACAGGATATAAAAACATAAATAGTCTATCAAAAGACTTTGTAAATAATATTTTAAATACTTCATGGACAAACGATGGAGAAAACTTTTCTGATAGGATATGGAAGAGAAAAGATAAGCTCTTAAACATTCTTGACACTGAATTAAGGCAAGGCTTAATTACAGGAAAAAAACCAGATGAAATCACAAAAGTTATTTCCGATAAATTAGAAGTTAGTAAATCAAATGCTAAAAGACTTGTCTTAACAGAAAGTTCAGCTATGCATTCACAGTCAAGAAAAGCAATGTATGAAAGAATGGGAGTAGAAAAATATGAAGTAGTAGCGACTCTTGATTTAAGAACTTCTGATATTTGTAGGAAGTTAGATGGGAAAGTATTTGATGTTAAAGACTATGAAAGAGGAGTTACAGCACCACCCTTTCATGTGTATTGCCGTTCGACAACAGTGCCTTATTATAATGATGACATTCAAGCTGACATAGAAAATAGTAGATTGGCACGAGATCCTGAGACAGGAAAGAGTCTTAGGGTTGAAAAATTAACTTATAAAGAGTGGTATAAGAAATACATTACAAAAGAAGTAAAGCAAGAACAAGGTCAATTCTTCTTTAAAGCTGACTTATTAACAGAAAAAGGGTATAATAATGTAAGATATTATGTGTCAGGGGCTATAACTGATAGCTATTCAAAAGAAGCAAGAAATCATGCACAGCTTTACTATGAGGAGATAAGAAATCAGAAGACTGATATTGATAGGATTTCAAAAAATACAGGTTACGATAAAAGACTTATTGAAGAAATAAAGAATTATTTATTTTATGAAGAGCATGATATTTATGGAATTAAGAGAAGGTTTGATCCTGACTTTTCCATTGCTCAAAGTTGGCAAAGATTAGCACAAGATGAAATAGAAAAACATGATTTGACACTAATAAATCATGAAATAATGGAAAGAAGATTAATAGCTAAGGGATTAACTCAAGATGAAGCACATAAAATAGCTAGTAAAAAATACAATTACAGAAAGGAGAGTAGCGAATATTATGCTAAAATTAAAGAACGTAGAAAAAAAGGATAATTGGATATATGCCGAATATCATCCTGAAGATTGGAATGAATATGGTTCAGTATCTATAAACTCTTTAAATGTTGATGATTATTCAGTAAAACTCTCTCCTAAAGATGAGAAAGAATATTCGGCTTATCCGTATGCAGTTAATGCATTAAATGCTTTAAGGGATATGGTTGAAGGAAAAAGAGAAATAAAAGATTGCACTATAATGTGGTTTTAAAAAGCACGCTGACTGATAATGTTAGATGTGCTTTTTTATTGGAGAAAATAATAATTTATAGTGATGGAAAAATAATAAAAGCAATAAAGAAATAAAAAGAACACCTACAGTCAGCCAAACTACAAAAGTTTTAGGGGCCTACCTGGTGTTCTTTTTTGATAATTATCTTAGTTAGATTATACCCAATAATTGGACAATTATCAAACAAATATAGACTACTGGAAGAAAAAAAGAAAATTAATCGTAAATAATCGTGAGGAAATCGTGCGAAAAACACACGCAAATTCACACGATTATTTTTATGGTCAAAGTGGGAAGTGCTGCAAGTTATATTTTGCACAAAGGGGTGGGACAAATAACTTGAAAGTTAGCCAACTGTAAAATGGCGATTAGTAACTATTGCGTAAATAGGAGGTAAATTATGTTAAGTAAAGAAAAGTTATTAGAAATGGGAATTGCTGAAGATCTTGCAGATAAGATTTTGGAAGATGTCAACAAAGATTATGTACCTGGTTATAGATATAAGGAAGTAAAGGATAGCTTGGAAAGCCTTAATAGTGAAATCTCTAAGAGAGACAAGCAAATAGACGGCTTAAAGAAACTTAGCGGAAATAAAGAAGAACTTGAAGCTGAAATCAATAGTTTAAAGGAAGCTAACAAGAAAGCTAAGGAAGAAGCCGAGGAGAATTTGAAGGCTATAAGAAAGGACAATGCTATTACTGAATATCTTTATAATCAAAGGGTCAATAATGTTGGGGTCTTAAAGAAGTTACTCAATAATCAAGATATCAAATATGAAGATGAAAAGCTTATTGGTATTGATGAACAAATGAAAGTTTTAAGGGAAGATAATTCTTTAAAATCTTTATTTGCTAATAATGACTTTAGAGGAGCAAACCCAAATATTGCAGGTGATAACAGGGAAAAGCCTAAGGGACTTTTTGATGCTGTTATTAAGAGAGAAGACCAAGAAGAAAAATTTAATCCATGGGGATAATAGGAGGTAAAAAATGTTAGGAAAGAATATTGCTTATGATGGTAAAAATAGTGTTTTAGTTTTTGCTGATCCTTATGTAGCTGTAACAGTTACTTTAAAAAAGGGGAGTGGAAAAGATGTAAGTGGAAGAAATATTGTTAAAGCAGGAAGTGTTTATCCAAAAAATGATGCTACGGCTAAGGGGATTATTCCCTTTGATATTGATGTAACTGATGGAGACATGGAAGCACCTCTTCTTATTGAAGGTTATGTTTATAAGGATAAGCTTCCTGAAGCTATTAATGCTGAAGCAAAGTTAAATGAAATTAAATTAGTATAAGGAGGAAATATAAATGCCAGAACAATTAACTAATGCTATTTTAAACTTAAATAATGGAAATTTAGATTTAAGAGAATACGCAAGAACAAAACTAGAGGGAGATAATATTGGGAATTTATTATTTCCTAATATAAAGACTGATGATTTGAAAATCGAATATATTATTGGTGGTAATAAGCTTCCTGTTACTGCTGAAGTTTATGCACCAGACACCAATACAAAGTTATCAGGAAGAAATGGATTTGCTAAAAATATTTTAGATATGCTTCTAGTTAAGGATTCTAAATTTATTTCAGAAGATGAGATTGTTAAACTTCAAAATCCAAGAACTACTGCAGAGGAACAAGCTGTTTTAAATAAGATTTTTAATAATGTTGATTTAACTATTGATTCTGTTTACAAGAGAATTAATATGATGAGATTTGAAATCTTACAAACAGGAAAACTCACTCTTGATGAAAATGGTGTTACAGGTGTTATTGATTATCATATGCCAGAAACTCATCAAGAAACTTTAAAGACAAGTGCAAGATGGTCTGAAGCTACGGCTGATCCTTTAAATAATCTTGACGCTTGGGTAGATAAAATTGTTGAAAATACTGGAGTAAATCCTAGTAGAATGTTAATGGATAAGGCGACTTCAAGACTTCTTTTGAATTCTGAAGCTGTAAGAAAGGCTATTTTTGGGGTTAACTCTTCTATTGTGCCAAGTATGCAAAACTTAAATGACTTTTTAAGCCAAAGAGATTTGCCAACTGTTGCAGTTTACAATGAAAAATATAGACTTGCAGATGGAAGCATACTTCCTCTAGTTAAAGCAAATACTGTAATTCTTATGCCTGAAACTAAGCTAGGAAACACTTATTTTGGTTTAACTGCTGAAGAAGTTGAACTTCCACAAGTTTCTAATATTGATGTCAGAAATAAGGACTTCATAACTTCTGTTATATATAGAAGAATAGATCCAGTTGCAAGAATTACTAAATCTGTTGCAAGAGCCATTCCATCTTTTGAAGCTTGCAATGAAGTATTTGTTGCTAAAGTAAAATGATTAGCCTTGATAATGTAAATAAAATTATTAAAGAGTTGGGTGGAGATGAAATTGATGCCCAGCTTTTTAATTTTACTCATGATGAGATTTTAGATATTTTAAGATGGGCTTGTTACAGGGAAGACTTCCCAGAAGATGCGAATAGATTTATTGAATATTTTATAGCTATTAGAGGAATTCTAAATAAAATAGAAACTGATGACTTAAAAAAATCTAAAGAGCCTATTGAAGAAAGTAAAAGAATCGCTAAATCAATTTCTATTGAGAATACTAGAGTTGAGTTTGATGGTAGAAGTGATGAAGAAATAAGAGATGCTAAAATTTTAAGTTATAAAAAAGGTTAAATAATTTATTTGATTCTAGACTTGAAGTTTTTTGCAGCAGGTACAGGTGCTTAAAATGGTAATTGATTATGATTCCTACGGCAAAAGCTTATCGCTTTTATTTGAAGATAGGGTAACTGCAATTTGCCTTGAAACTTATGAAGATGAAAAAACTAAAGTAACAAGGAGAAGAAAGGTTACTGTTGTAGAAGACGAACCATGCAGACTTAGCTTCAATACATCTTCTCACAGTGATGATTTTATTGGTCATAGTGAAGCAGAGAGAAAAGATATTTTGACAACTGGACCTCAAGTAGATATTCCAAAAGGCTCTGATGTTATTGTCACTAGATGTGATGGAAGTGTATATCATTATAAATTTTCTGATATTCCTTCAATTCATCTTTCCCACAGAAGATATGTGCTTGAAAAGGTTGATGTTTCGTGAAAGTTGATACAAAAGTTTTAAAGAATTACAGAAATAGTCTAGGAAAATTTAAGAGGGTAACTGATGAAATTTTCATGGAGGCTGTATATGAGGTAGCAGGAAGAGTTTTTAGGGCTACTGTAAAAAATACACCAGTTGACACTGGTTTTCTTAGGGAGTCATGGAATATTGATGATGTTAAGAAAAAGGGAAGTGTCTATGAAATAGAAATTTCTAATGATGTAGAGTATGCAAGCTATGTTGAATATGGACATAGGATTGTTCGCGGTGGGAATACTTTAGGATGGAAAGATGGGGTTTTTATGCTAACTATTTCTGAAAAAAACTTAGAAAAAGTTATGGATAGGATCTTTCAAAGGAAGTTTGAAAAGAGGTTTAAAGAGTTATGGTAGTTATTTTACAGCCTGTAATTAATAGACTTAAAGAGCTATTTCCTGATATAAGAATTGAAATTGATAGGCAAAAGCAGGGGGTAAAAGCTCCTTGTTTTTTTATTAACCTTGTTAGGACCGAGCTTATTAGACAATTTGATGATAGATTCTTTATAAATAACACTGTAAATATTAATTATTTAAGATGTGATGAAGATGATTTATTTAGACTAGAAGAAATCAGGTTCATACTTCTTACAGGAATGGAGCAGGTAAGGCTTAATAATATAGGAGTTACTTGTGAAAATCTTGAGACAAAAATTATTGATGGTGACCTTGTAATGACTTTTGATTTAAATGTTTGGATGGAAAAAGTGAAGATACCTGATCCACTTATGAGAAGACTTAAACAGGAGGGTTTAATTAAAAATGAATAAAAAGACTAGTGCTCCTACTTTTACTAAGGAGCAATTTTTAAATGCTAAAGATCCAATAGGAAATGTTGATGCTCTTTATGCAATTTTAGAAGATGGTAAGGAATACACAAAGGAAGAAGCTGTAAAGCTTTATGAAGATTTTATGAATAAGGAGGTTAAATAATGGCTTATGGTGGTGGTGCTTGGAATCCTCCAGTACAAAACAAAGTGCTTTCTGGAACTTATATTTGCTTTTCTTCAAAGGCAAGACCTTCTAATATTTTTGGCGAAAGAGGTTTTGTTGCCTGTGGTTTAAATTTAAGTTTTGGACTAGAAAGTGAGATTATAACTGTTGAACCCTCAGATTTGCAAAGAGAATCTCTTGAGTTATTTGGTCTTGAATATACAGATAAAGAGTTATTACCTTTAAGAGAACTTTTGGTCCATGCTAAGACTGCCTACATTTATAGATTAAATGGTGGTGGAGAAAAGGCAAAGGCAAGCGTTGAATCTCTTACAATAACTGCGAAACACTCAGGAACTAAGGGCAATGAATTTGTAGTTATTGTTGCAAATAACGTTGATGAAGAAGAAAAGTTTGATGTTACTTTAAAAATTGGAACTCTTAAAGTTTATGAAAAAGTTGCAGTTAAAAATATAGAAGAATTATCAGATTGTCCATATGTTGAATTTAAAGGAACTTTGACTAAAACTCTTGGTGCAAATCTAAGTGGTGGAACTAATGGAGAAGAAACTACAAAGGCACATACTGAATTCTTGGAAAGACTTGAAAAGAAATATATAAATGTGGTTGCCTATGCAGGAACTGATGAAGCTATAAAGAGAATGTATAAGTCTTATGTTGAGAGAAGAGTTAATCTTGAAGGGGCATACTTCCAAGCAGCATTATATAATTTTGATGCCAATAGTGAACTTGTTATTAATGTAGGATCTAAGGCAAAAGAAAATGAAGCTGGTCTTGTTTATTGGGTAGCAGGTGCTGAGGCTGGTTGTGAAATAAATAGGACTGTTGGAAATGATATTTACGATGGTGAATATACAATTGATCTAAATATGAAACAAAGAGATCTTATTTCTGCAATTAGAAAAGGTCAGTTTGTTTTCCATGAAGTTGATAACAAAGCAAGAGTTTTATCTGACATTAATTCCTTTACTGATTTTAGTGTTAAAAAGAATGAGGATTTTTCAAAAAATCAAATTATAAGAGTGCTCCATCAAGTGGGAAATGATGTTTCAACTATTTTTAATACTAGATACCTTGATAAGGAACAAAACAACGAAATGGGAAGAAACATTCTTTGGAATGACATATATAATCACGCTCTTAAACTTCAAGGATTAGGTGCTATTACTAATTTAGAACCTGAAGATATAAAAGTTGAACTTGGAGATACTAAGGATGCTGTTTACTGTGAGTATTTAATTAATCCAGTTATGGCAATGGCAAAACTTTACATGCATGTGATTGTGGAATAGGAGGTTAAAGAATGGATAAATTTTTAGAACGCGGCGACTTAATCAATGGTAGATTTGGGGAAGCTGTTGTTGTAATTGATGGCAATAGAGAATCAATGTTTTATCTAAAAAATATTACTGCGAAGATTGATATTGATAGAGAAACTATTCCAAGGCTTGGAACTCCTGTTGATTTAAGTGTTGGGGGAAGTGCTAAGGGAACTTTCACAGCTACTATGTATGCACATACTAAGGCCTTTAGGGAAGTTCTAACTAAATATATGAAGACAAGAAAGGAAACATCTTTTGACATCTTTTTAACTCAAAACGATCCTAATTTTGAGGGTGGAGAAGACAGGCTTATTTTAAAGAGATGTTATTTAGATGGTGGTGAAATTTTCAAATTAGATATTGAAAACTCCCATTTGGAACAAGAAATCGAAGGAACTTTTGAAGATATTGAGGAGAGATAAAATGGAGAAAAACTTAAATTACTTTATGCCTGAAGTGGCAAAGGAAAGAAGAGAAAACTTTGAAATAGTTGTATCAGATAGATTCATTGATGAAGATGGAAATCCGGTAGCTTGGACTTTTAGACTTTTAAGTGCTAAGGAAATTGACGAATTAAAAAATGCTGCAATTGTTAAGAAAAATAAAAGTCTTTTAAAAGTAGATACTAAGAAACTTATTGTTGATACGATTTCAGAAACTATAATCTATCCTAATTTAAAAAGTGAAGAATTACAAAATGCCTATGGTGCAATGAATATTTCTGAACTTTTAGACAAGATGCTTGAAGGACGCGAATATGAAAGATTTACTGATAAGCTTATGAAAGCACAAGGATTTATGGATGATCCTGATGTAATTATAGGCGATGCAAAAAACTAATAAAGAGCGAGCCACTTTTAAGGTTCGCTCATAATTTATTTTGGGAAAGTAAGGGCAATATAAAAATTGAGGATTTTCTTGCTATGGATAGCGGACTTCAAGCTATATATATGGCAAGTTTTTTATTTAGAAATGAAGAATTAGAAAAGGCTAGAAAGAAGGTGAAGAAGTGAGTTTACAAACTACAATTTCAATGATCAATAATGTAAGTCCTATTCTTACAAATGTTATTGAGTCAATGAATATGGTTATTTCAGCAGCATATAAGTTAAATGATTCAACAGAAAATATGATTGATACATCTTCTCTTGATGCTTCTTTAAGTTCTCTAAGAAACGCTCAGGCTGAACTTGCGAATATGGAAAGTTTTACAAGCAATCTAGAAAATGAACACAGTAATTACAATAAGACAGTTAGTGAAAGCGAGGGCCTTTTAAGTGGTATTAAAGGTAAGATTATAGGGATTGTTGGGGCTTATGCAGGTCTTCAAAGTATAAAGGCTTTTGTTGGTCTTTCTGATGAACTAACAAATATTAACTCAAGACTTTCTTTTATGCTTGGAGAAGGAGAAAAACTTTTTGACGTTCAGTCAAGGATTGCACAGGCTGCAAAGAATTCAAGAACCAATTATAAAAACATGGCTGATTCTGTTGCAAAGCTTACAATGCTTGCTGGTGATGCCTTTAGTGGTCTTGAAGAAGCGACTAAGTTTAGTGAGATTTTAAATAAGAACTTTAAAGTTGGCGGTGCATCTGCTGAAGAACAAGCTGCCGCAATGTATCAATTAACACAGGCAATGGCTTCTGGAAGACTACAAGGTGATGAATTTGTATCAATAAGAGAAAATGCTCCACTACTTGCACAAGCAATTGCAAAGACCATGGGCGTTACTATGGGAGAGCTAAAAGAACTTTCAAGTGATGGAAAGATTACAGCCGATGTTATTAAAAGAGCTATGTTTGAGAGTGCGGATGATATTGAGAAAAGATTTAAGAAAATTCCTAAATCTTTTTCGGATTTAAAGACCGAACTAACAAATACATTGATTTTAGGACTACAAGGACCCATGAAAAAGTTTAATAATTTTATAAACACAGATTCCTTTCAAAGATTTTTTAATAGTCTTACAGATGGAATTATGGTGTTCTCTCACTTTCTTGGTATGGCTCTTGATATAGGAATAAGTGGTTTTAATTTGCTGGCAAGTTCTATTGATATTGTTGGACCACCTCTTATGGGTTTATTAACTATTTTTGGAATCTATAAAACCGCTCTTGCAATTAATAATGGTTTAGCCTTTATTTCTTCCACTACTCACTTCTTAATGGCAAGGGCAGTTAGTTTGTATGCAATAGCTACTGGTAAGGCGACAGCTATCCAAGGTGGATTTAATGCTGCACTTTTAGCAAGTCCCTTGTTTTGGATTCCTGCAATTATTATAGGAGTAATTGGGCTTATTTATGGAATTGTAGCTGCAATTAATAAGGTAACAGGAGCTACCTACAGTGCAACAGGCTTAATTGTTGGTTCAGTTCTTTGGGCTGGGGCGACAATTTTAAATATTGCTATAAGCATTATTAATGGTCTTATCCAATTTATCTACACAGGATTTGTTAGTCCTTTTATATCAATAATAGAGTGGGTTTTAAATGTGGCTAAGGGTGGATTTGATTCCTTTGGTGATGCAGTTAAGAATTTAATTGGAAATATTATTTCTTGGTTTTTAGATTTAGGTAAAGTTGTAACTAAGATAATTGATGCTATTTTTGGGACTGACTGGTCTAGTGGACTTGAAGGATTACAAAAAAAAGTTCTTAGTTGGGGAAAGAATGAAGAAGCTATTACCCTTGATAGAGAAGTTCCTGAGATAAAAAGAATTGAAACTAAGGAATGGTTCAATAAAGGCTACAAGTGGGGAGAAGATAAGGCAAAGTCCATGAAAGACTTTGCATCTAATATAGTTGGACAAAAGGAACTTGAAAATAATCTTGAATCTAAAGATTTTTTAAATACTGATGCTATGACGGATCCTCTTGATGAAATTGCAGAAAATACAAAATCCATGAATGACAAAATGAAAGAAAGTGAATGGGATAACAACAATTTATCTGCTTTAAAGGGGCTTATGGAAACTAGGGCTATTAATGATTTATCAAAAGAGATTAAGCTTGAAGTATATAATCAGTTTACTGGAGATATGAAGAGTGATGTTGATGCAGAAAAAATTATTGATGAAGCAAATAAAAAATTATTAAAAGACCTTATTCTAAATATAAATGGAGGTTGATTATGAGTAAAAAACCTTATCAACTGTATATTGACGGAATGGAAATTCCTATAACTCCTTCAAAAATAAAGAATAAAATAAGCGGACAGAATGATTTTTATGATTTAGTAAATGGTGAAACTTATACAGTTTTAAGAAAAAGCAAGTTACAGGAATATTCTTTTTCTTTCTATGCCTTTTCAGAAGAACATGATGGCGTAGATTTATACACTCCTCAACAAGAGATTATAAAAAAGCTAGAGGAGTTAAAGAAAGAAAAGAAAATCTTTGAGTTTGTTATCTTAAGAATTACATCAGATCCTAATCTTAGAAATTCAATTTGTAAGTATATGACTCTTGAAGATTATAGCATTGATGAAGACAGTAAGATTGGAACTAATATATTAATTGATTTGACTTTAAAGGAATACCAACCCTTAAAGACTATTAAGTTAAAAGACACTGGATCTAGCACAGATAAAAGACAAGTCAATAAGGTTGTAAAAACAGCTATTGCAACAGCTCCCTTAACTGTCCCAGTAGTGGCAAAGACATTTTTTAATTCTAAAACTATTTATAAAATGGCAAAGAGGTTTAAAAAATGAAGCAGAAAGAAAAGATTTATCAAGTATTTATTGCAAATAATGGAAAAATTTACCAGCCTGTAATCAAAGGAAAGGTCACTATTAAGTGGGAAAGAGGATTTAGGGCTGGTATTTTAGAATTTGATGTTGTAAAAGATGAGATTATTGATTATCAGGAAGGTAATCCTGTTAGTTTTAGTATAGATGGTAAAACTGTTTTTAAAGGATATGTTTTTAAAAAGACAAGAGATAAGAGACAAGTTATTTCTACTGTTTGTTATGACCAAATAAGGTATTTGAAATCAAGAGACACCTATCAATACTCTTCTAAGTCTATGAGCGATCTATTAAAACAAATTTGTAGTGATAGAAATTTACAAGTTGGAGAAATTGAAGACACATCATATAAAATTCCTAAAAGGCTTGAGAAAAATCAAGAGTATTTAAACATGGTAAAGGTTGCAAATGATATAACCATATCTCAAACTGGGAAGATCTATACACTTTTTGATGATTGCGGGAAAATTTCTTTAAAATCTGCTGACAAGATGATTGTAAATTGTCCCATTAGCTATGACAATATTGTAGATTTTTCTTATGAAACAAGCATTGATGATGGGACCTATAATAGAGTTGTTGTTTATTTAACTGATGATGACGGTAGGCTTATTAAAAAAGTTGTAAAGCAAGATGAGAAAAACATTGCTAAGTGGGGAGTGCTTGAATACACTCTCACAACAAACAATGCAGAAGACATTGAAAACAAAGCATCACAAATTTTGGAGGTTTTAAATAGAAAGTACAGAAGCCTTTCAATAAAAGAAGCTATAGGAGATATTAGAGTTCGTGCAGGCTCTGTTATTCCTGTTGAGATGATGGCAATCGGGGACATTAATATTAATTCTTATATGATTGTTGAAAAAGTCACTCATACTTTTTTTGATGATGCACATTTTATGGATTTGGAAGTCATGAATAAGGACATTCAAAAAATTGGTGATGTTGATGGCATTATTAAGGACAAGGAAAAACAAAATAAAGGATCTAATGTAAATGATTTTAATGATATTGGAAAGGCTGTAAGAAAATCTAATAAACTTGATGGTTCAACTGAATTACAAGTAAGAGATTTACCTAAGGCCAGCAATAGGAAGATGCAAACAATAGTAAATAAGGCTGAAAGCATGATAGGAACAAGAGCTTATAAGGGAAGATGCCAAGGCTTTGTTAGAGTTTGCTATGAATCTGCTGGAATACATGGAAGTGCTGGAAGTGCTAAGACTGCCGGTAATAAGTGGATTGTAAGTTCAAGCAGGGACAATATTCCTGTTGGTGCTGCAGTATATTTTAACAGTCCATATTCTCCACAATTTGGTCATGTGGGAATTTATGCTGGTAATGGAATGATGATTGATGCAACTGATACTACTGTCAAGAAGCATAAAATCGGTGGATGGTGGAAACACTATAGAGGCTGGGGATATCAAGGAGGTGTAGTTCCTAAGTAATGAATGATGAGATTTTAGATTTAAGAGGTGCTATTGATGAAATAGTCAATCAGAATTTAGGGAGAAGAATGAACTCTGAGGTTGTTTATTGCAAGCTAATTTCTCTTGACCCTCTTGATTTTATTCTTGAAAACACTGACGAAGTACACATCAAAGAAGAGTTTTTAGTTGTGCCTAAGTATAGGCCCTTTACTAAAAAAGATTTAGGTAAGAAGTTTGTTCTCATTTCTAATGATGGGGGACAGACTTATTTTTATTTGTATGAAGCATCAGAGCCACAAGGATCCAATGGAGTCCCTTATCACTTTGAAGGGACTCACGAGTTTATAAGTGGTGAAATGAAATGCACCTTGCATGGAACTTGCCCTCATGGTGATGTTGTAGTTACTCATGGAAGTGTAGAATCATATAAAGGAAAAATTAAAGATGAGATGCACAAAAATCACATTAATGATTAGAGGTGGTTAAATGATACCAGAGTTTAACAATGAATATGAGTATGGTGATGAAATTGAAATAATTCCGCAGCCTTCTTTTACTCACAAGATGTGGATAGAAGAAGAGAGGGTCAAAAATTATATTTATGATGATTTAGAAGCTTTAAGGCAGATGATTTATAAATGTACTAATACTGAAAGAGGAGTTTATCCTATTTACCCAAGTTTTGGAGTTAAGAAGGAAGATTTATTTGGAAAAAGGAAGGAATATGCTTATATAGTTTTAACTAGAAGGATCACTGATGCCTTGATGTTAGATGACAGAATTGAAGATGTTTTTGATTTTTCTTATGTAAATGAATGGAGTAAGGAAGATAATCTTGGAATGAAATTTAAGGTTAAGACTATTTTTGACGATAAAGCAATTGATATAGAAGAGGTGATAAGAATTGGCTAGGGGAATTTATGAGCCTATCTTTGATGATAATACTTTTGAAAATGTCCTTGAAAGAAATTTAGATAGGATTCCAGATGAATTCGACAAGAGGGAAGGCTCTGTTATTTATGATGCGATTGCACCAATGGCAATTGAAATTTCTCTTTTATATTCTTACTTGGATTTTCTTTTTAAAAATGCTTTTGGCGACACTGCTAATAGGTATTGGCTTATTGAAAGAGCAAAGGAAAGAGGGATTGAACCGTACAAGGCTACTAGATCTGTTATTATTGGACGATTTGATGCAAAACTTAATATTGGCGATAGATTTTTTATAGATGATATTTATTACACAGTTTCGAAACTTCAAAAAGAAGAAAAGGGACTGTTTTTTTATGAGCTAATTTGTAATGAAGAAGGATCTATTGGAAACAAAGAAGGTGGGAAATTAACACCGACAAGGACTATAAGAAATCTCAATTTAGCAGAGATATATAAACTAGCTATATTAGGGGAAAATGAAGAGGACACTGAAGATTTTAGAGAAAGATATTTTGAAACTATTAAGTCCATTGCCTATGGTGGAAATATTGATGATTATAGGAAAAAGGTAAAGGCTATTGATGGTGTTGGACTTGTGAAAGTCATTCCTGTGTGGAATGGCGGTGGGACAGTTAAATTAATTATTACTGATTCAGAATTTAAAGAGCCGACATCTGAACTTATTTCTAAAGTTCAAGAAATCATAGATCCCATACCTTTTCATCAAAAAGGTGTAGGAGTTGCTCCTATTGGTCACTATGTAACTGTAGTTGGTGCTAAGTCAAGGAAAATAAATATTACTTGCGAAATTTTAAAATCTAGAGATTCAAATTTAGAAGAAATAAAAAGAGAAATTAAAAGTGATGTAGAGGAATATTTTAAGGTTCAAAGGAAGAAGTGGGCAACTTATGAGAAAGTTGATTCTAATATTTATGTTGAAAATGATATTAGATTAGCAAAAATAACTAGCATAGTTTTAAATGTGGCTGATGTTATTGACTATGAAACAATTAAGTTTACAGATACAGATAAAAAAATATTTGAGCTTTCTGAAGATGAACTTCCTGTTTTAGGTGATGTCATTGTTACAGAGGTTAGAAATGGATAAGAAATTTAATGTTGATGTAAATAATATTAATTTTCACGAACTTGAAGATGTGATTTCTATAAATCGTGATGTGGATATAGGTAGGCACCTGCCACAGGATATTATTGGGAAAGGTGCTGAATTTACTAATATAAGAGTCAGAGAAAATATTGAGCTTTCTAATCTTTGGGCGAAACTCAATTCTTTGATGGAAAATTTATATATTGGATCAGCTGAGAAACTTGGACTAAGTGCTTATAAAAAGTTAATTGATGATGAGAATATAAAGGGTGATCTGGAAGTCCAGAGAAAAAAGATTTATGCCCTTTGGAATATGGCCAGAATTTGGACCCACAGAACCTTTGAAGAGTGGCTAGATTTATATTTAGGCAAGGGAAATTATGTTTTATCTTTTGACTATGATAAATATGGAATTGAGATACTGGTAAATATAAAAGAATCATTGAACTTAGAACTTGATGATTTTCAAAAGAAAGTTAGGGATATAATTCCTGCTAACTTGAAACAGTTTATAAGAATTAAGTTTATTAGAGACCAGAAAATATTTTATGGAATGTACGGGCAAAAGGCCAAGAAGGTTACTATTATGGCAGTTAAGCCTGAGGACAGGGTCTTTAATTCACCTACTTATTATGGGATTGGTGAGGTAAGAAAGAGGCTCAAGAGAAAGGCAATTATGCCGGATGTGTGGACTGTTGATGATGTGGGAATGATGAAAGAGATTGAAGATGGAAGTGAGGCGAGATTAAAATATGACAGATAATTTAAAAGATTTGCCAGTGAGTAACACTTTAAAAGATAAGTGGCTCTTATCCTGGGATGAAACGCAGCAAAAATTTGCAAGGGTATCTCCCAAAATGCTGACTTCAACTATATATACAGAAGACGGGACTCCTCTTGATGAACTTTTAAAGGTTACACCTTCTGAACTTGCCAAAATGGTTGAGGATATTCTGGAAGGTGCTCCTGAAGCCTACAATACTTTTTTAGAAGTATCTCAAGCACTAGAAGAAAATAAAGATTCCATAAGTGAAATCTTTAGAGAGATTTCTAAGAGGATTGTAAGGCCAGATGGTGGTAAAATTGGTCAAGTATTAAAACTTGATGATAAGGGCAAGCTTGTCTTTGCTGATGACCAAGATACTATTTATGAGCACCCTTTAAAACACTCAGCTGAAATGATTGAAACTAATGAGAATAGAAGCTTTGTTAGTGAAAAGGAGAAGACAGCCTGGAACAATAAATTAGATAAGGATAGCTCACTTAATGAAAATAAGATTTCTTTACAGAATCGCGAGGATTTATTAAAGAATATTTTGGAAGAAATATTAAAGTTTAATACTTCTATTAAAAATTCTATTGGAAGTCCTAATGGTATAGCAAGTCTTGACGGAAATTCAAAAGTTCCTCTGAGACAACTGCCAGACGAGGCTTTAAGAGATACAACTTATGACTTAAGTCTCTACGCAAGGACAGAAGATATTGAAAAAACTTATGCAGAAATTACAGCTTTAAATACTTTGAAGAAAGCTATTGAAGAGACACTGGAAGCTTACATTAAGAAAGTGGATTTAGATAAATTCAATAAGGCTATAAATACAGAATTAGAGAAAAAAGAAGATGCAATCCACAGGGGTGCTGCCAATGGTTATGCTTCTCTTAACGAGCTTGGAAAGGTTCCTAAGGAACAGCTTCCTGAAGAAGCCATCAGGGTCTATGACCTTGGTCCCTATGCAAAGACTGAAGATGTGAAAAGGACTTTTGCAACTAAGGAAGAAGTTGTCGCAGGGAAGCTTGATTACACTCCTGAAGATGTGTCTAAAAAAGGAAAGGCAGGGGGTTATGCAAGCTTGGGAGATGATGGCAAAGTCCCATCTTCACAACTACCATCTTATGTTGATGATGTTATGGAATTTGAAAGCAAATCAAAATTTCCAAAAACTGGAGAAAAGGGCAAGATTTATGTCGATTTATCCTCAGAAAATATTTTTAGATGGTCTGGTAGTGCTTATGTGGAAATATCTCCAAATCTAATCACACAAGCTGATATTAAAAAACTACAAGGGATTGAGGACGGAGCACAGAAAAACAACGTGACCCAAAGTATGATTGATGGTTGGAATAAAAAAATTAGTGCTGGTGAAGTTGAAGCTACAAGAATCACTGTAAGTAGTGGCGAGTGGGGTAGCTTAACATTGGGGCTTAGTCGTTGGATATCTGAACTACTCCAAAGGACAGAAGAGTTAAAGAAAGAGCTTGCTAAAAAGCCTGATGTGATTGAAATGAGTCTTTCTGACTATAACGCACTACCCATTAAGAAGCCTAATACAATTTATGCGATTGACTAGGTGATTGATATGGATTTGTGGAATAAAAAGGACATAATTATCAACGGCAAGTCAAAAAGCAAATTATTTTATGGTGAAAAAATAATCTGGTCTAAGATAAGGACTGAATTTTCTAAAGATTTTAAAAGTCTAACTGAAGAAGAAGAGTGGGAAGGGAATTTTGATACTAAAAAGCAAGGATTTAAAATTTGAAAGGAGTAGATATGCAAAGAGGAAGATATTACTTAACAGAGGAAGGTAGAGATTTACTCGCATACTGCCAAACTGGGGCAGAGTTAAGATTTACAAAAGTTGCAGTTGGTGATGGAACAATCACAAGTACAGAAGAACTTTTTAAAATGACGGAACTTAAAAACGAAGTCTACGAAGCAACAATGACGGGTATAAAAGCAAATGGTGATGGCACAAGTACAATATCTGTGAGTTTATCTAATGACGATGTAAAAACTGGATTTCTTTTAAAAGAACTTGGACTATTTGCACAAGATCCAAGAAAAGGGGAAATCTTATATGCAGTAGCTTACTACGACCAGCACAGTGATTATATTCCCGTACACAATCAAGAGATGGTAGAAATTATGCTTGACATCATAGTCGTTGTGTCAAATGTTGAAAATGTAACGATAAATATTGATAGGTCAATGACTTATGTTACTTGGGAAGAGTACTGGGATTTAGCAGGTAGAGGAAGAACAGACCAAACTGTAAAAGGAAACTGGGATTTGATACAAGATTTAAAATTACAGTTGGCGGCTCAAAGTACGCAAATAGGTAGTGGAATTACTACTAACAGATTCCAAATACAATTTAAAACGTTAACGGGTGATGAAGAATTTGAAGGAATTTACGATACTAAGATGGCGAGATTTGTTATTTAGAGAGGAGTGAGAGAGTATGACAACTTATAAATGGGGGAAATATTGGGTCAGGGAACATATAAATAAAAAATATGAGACTTCTAAATATCTAGCCGTAAATGTAAAGGAAAATCCAACAGTTGGAGATGAGGGATATTATAAAATTGTTGGAAAGATGGACGAAAGAGATATCATTAAATCATCGACATCATCTGACTATGACTACTACCTAAAGATTTCCGAGGTATCAAATTATCTACTAGATGAATATGGAAATCCAACCAAACCCGATATCTATTATGATAGTTACAAAACTATAACTGGAGAAATATACAGTCTGACTAAATCATACTCAAAAGGTTCAAGGGTTGATACAGTAACGTCAACTAATCGTAGAGCCTACCCAGACAATGGAAAATCAGGCTATTATTGGTATGTTTACGAGGGTATTGCAAACCAAACGCCAACAATTAGTGGCAAAGACGAGGACTGGGGTGGCTATAAGAAAGCCTTTAAGAGATACTATTCTGTTGATGATGGGGATAGTGATCAACAATTAAATGTGACTGTTACCTTAAATGGAGTTACTATTGCAACAGTAAACAACGCTACAAGAAATACAAATTACCCAATAGACATTGATGATAATAAATTTAATGCACTAACTTTAAACCAACAAAACACAGTGGAGATAACAGTTACAGACCCTAACGGAGCGACTGCTGTAAGACGATACACCTTTAAAAGGATTAACTCTGCTCCAGTTGTAACCATGACTAATGCTCACTATGGAGAACAAAACAAGCCTTTTAGCATCTCCTTTGAAGCAAAAGACCCAGATGATGATGAGATTACAGCAAAAGTCTTTATAGACGATGTGCAAATTAAAGATCTCGGGAAAGTATCTGGAAAGCAAACTATAACTTTGCCAAAAATTGACTTTGCAAAAATCCCTAATGGAGAACATAAAATAAGGGTAGAAGCCAAGGATTCTTATAATGCAGTTGGTGCAGGATACGCTGATTTTTCTAAAAACTTAACTTACGCATGGTATAGGCTTAAAAAGGAATTATCAGAACAGCCTTCTGCAGTAATTGTAAATCCTTTAGCAGAACTTGCACCTGGGGCAAAGATGACTATAAAGGTGTGCTCAAATGTTATGGATGCTCAGCCAACTTGGGAAACTGTTCCAGAAGAATTGTATGGCCAAAAATATAATTTTAGAAACACAACAAAGACTGGTGACAATTGGGGAGTTGGTGTTGAAATTAGGATTGATAAAGAGAAGGCAACTGAAGAGTCCTATCTTTACGGATTCGTTGGAGCCTACATGTAGGAGGGAAATATGTTTGAGTTTATAAACGAGAAGCCTTTAAAAGAATTGAGAGAAGCTGAAGATGTGCCTAAGGAAATTTTAAAGGGAATTGAAAATATTAATGATGCAAATCTTGCTTTAGCAGAGGCTGTAGCCACAAATTATGAGACTAATTTGGAAAGGGCAGAAAAAACTGATGAAGTGTTGGCGACAATTTATGAAACTATTTTAGGAGGTCAAGAAAAATGATTGATTTATATGTTGGATTAGTTATTAGGGGTAAGAGAACTTGTGATGTTAAGAACAAGGAAGTTAAGTTAGTTCCTGCAAATTTAAGGGAAGCAGTCATAGAAGAACTTAAAAATCAAGGATATGATGAGAATGGAAAGAAAATCAAATAGTGTAGTAATTGGATTTGCTGTGGCAAGTCTTTTTTTATACAAATTTTTTGTCAGGAAGGGAGGTGTAAGTATGTTAGATCTTTATGTAGGTTTAGTTTCTCGTCAAAGAAGGACTTGTAATCCTGAGAACAAAAAGGTAAGACAAGTGCCAAAGATTTGGAGAGATGCAGTCTTAGAAGACTTAAAGGCTTTAGGACTTGATGCAGATGGTATGCCTGTAAAAATGGAAGAAGAATAAGTATTATAAGTTGCTCTCCTTGATATAATAGTATTGAGGAGAGTGATTAAATTTGATTGATTTTGTGAACAGAATTTTCAAAGGAAATTTTGACTGGGGAGGTTTCATTGGATCTTTTATAGGTGTTATTGGAGCGATTTTGTTATCCAAATATAGTTATGTGAGGGATAAGAAAGAACAACTAATGAAAAGTCAAATAAATATTCTTCAGCAAGTATTAGAAATTACCGAGAATATCAAGACTTCCATAAATAAGATGAGACACTTAAAGGGGCAAGAACATCAACCAGCCTTTATCGGAGAAATAACCGATATAGATGGACGAATAGAAGAATTAGAGAAACTTTTAATGTTTTATCCTGAGCATAAAAGGATAACAAAATTTGAAAAAGTATTTTTTAAAAGGAATCTCTTCATAAAAACTAATGAAGTTCTTATGCAATTTTATTTTGGATTTATGATAAGTAACAATTTAAAATATTATCGTAAACATAAAAGAGATGAGTTTTATGATGTTCTAGATATTTTTGATAATAATCTACGATTATTTAAAAGATCTATTGATTCAATAATTCTTACTAACAAAACATTTCTAACTGGAATAAATTTTAATGAATATTGTTACTATAGTTATCAATCAAAAGAGAATACCAAGAAGATAGAAGAATTCATGAAAGAGACTGGATAAAAAAACAATCAAAGGTCTAATAAAGGTCTTTTTTTATTACAACAAAAAAGAGGGTGACATATGGATCAAGATATAAGAGATAAATTTACTGAACTAGAGAAAAAGGTGGACAGTGTTGATTCAAAAACAGATAAGACCAATGAGAGAATTAATAAGGTGGAAGCTAGACTCTATGATTCAGAAACAAATATAAAAATAATTCAAACAACTATGAACTTGATTCTTAATGACACCAAAGAAATAAAAGGTGACATAAAAGAAATTAAAAAGAATAGGGAAGAAGACCACTTCGTTAGACCTATAGAGAAATCAGAAAAGCTGCGAAATCAAATTTTTGGTGTAGTAATAGGAATTCTGGTTAGCGGTTTTGTCGTATATCTCTTCCCTATGCTTAAATAGGAGGTGGAAGATGTTAGCGTTTAAATTTATGCCGATTAAATATAACTATTCCAGTAGAAAAGGCAAGAAAGTCCAATTTCTAGTTATCCACGACACTGGTAATTCTGGAAGAGGAGCCAATGCTTTTAATCACTTTAAGTTTTTTGGTGGTGGAAATAGGAATGCAAGTGCCCATTATTTTGTAGATGACCATGAGATAGTGCAAATTATTGGAGATAGCTTTTCTTCTTGGCATTGTGGAGATAATCAAGGTCATGGAAGGGCTTTAAATGGTGTTAGGAATTGCACTTCAATTGGGATTGAACTTTGTATAAATTCAGATGGAGATTATCAAAAGGCTTATGACAATTTAGTAGAGTTGGTTAAAAATCTCAGGGTTAAATTTAATATTCCTATAAAAAATGTTTGTAGGCACTATGATGTTTCCAGGAAAAGATGCCCTGGAACTTTTTTTACAAAAAATCTTTGGGAAAAGTTTTTAAAGGATGTTCAAGAGCCTATAAGGATAAAATTGGATTTGTCAAAGTCCAGTGTTGGTGTACCTATACAAGAAAAGGCACTTAAGGAAAGGACTGATAAAGTTATGGATCAAATATTAAAATCCGACAAGGTTAAGATTAATTACAACGGCAAGGAAATTAACTTGCGAGGTAAAAATATTCAAGGTACTAATTATGTATCTATAAGAGACCTTGCAGAAGCTCTTAATTTACAAGTTGGTTGGAATCAAGAAAAACAAACTGTTGAATTGAGGGGATAGGATGCAAGACTTAGTCTTTAGTTTAAAGGAATATTTAAGTCCTGAACTGGTCTTTATGATTCCTGTGCTTGTTGTGATAGGGAAAGCTTTAAAGAAGTCCAATAGAATAAGTGATAGTCTAATACCTACAATTTTATCCATTGTAGGTATTCCTATTGCCTTGGTGACAAGTCTTGCTAATCGAATGGATCCCATGAATAGCATTCAAATTGTTGTTTGGATCCTCATGAGTATTGGCCAAGGAGTTTTTCTTGGTGCAACTGCAGTAGGAGTCCATCAATTTTTTAAGCAACATACTGAATTTAAGAATCTTAAGAACTGGGAACTGAAAGAGGACTTAATTAAGGAATTTAAAGAATCTATGGAGGATAGAAATGAATGCAAGTAATATTTTTTATGTAGTTTTATCGATTGTATCTGTGCTAATCACAGGTGTCTTGGTGCCTCTACTAAAACAAAAATACGGCAAAGAAAAAATTGTTAATGTAATGGAAGCAGTTGACATAGCGGTAAAGGCAGCTGAACAAATCTACAAGGAGACTGGTCAAGGCGATCTTAAAAAGCAATATGTACTTATGAGACTTAATGAACAGGGATTTAAAGTAACAGAAAAGGATCTAGATGATATGAGAAGGGCGAGTGTCCTTGAGTTAAACCGTTGGAAAAAAGAAATTAGTAAATAGTATGAAATGAAACTTTCTATAAGATATAAGCCGAGGTGCTTTGATAGGCCCTGGCTTATAAAAAGAGTTAACGGAAAATACGGACAGCACGCACACATGCGGAGAAAAAAAGATGCCGTAAAACTTAGAAATTTGTTAGATAAAAACCTTATGCCTTATAGCGAAGAATTTAAAATCGCTGCAAGAAGATTACTTAGTGAAAAAGAGTATAAAAAGCTTGAAAACAGCAATTCAAAGGCATTAAAAGAAAATAAAAAGGCTTATATGAGCCTTGTAGAGCCTTGACCTTTGTAG